ATTAGTGATCGCCACACGGAAGGTCGTATCGCTAAGACCGTCTGCGAGAACGGTGTGAGTGCCGTTGAAAGGTGAGCCAGCATTCGCGATGACGACGCTTTGACCTTCGTTGAATACCTGAACGGCATCGAAGGTGAAGATTCCCTGATTTGCTCGCAATTCAACCGAGCGAATCGGGCTGGAGTAACGAACGAGCATCGGGAGCACGACATTCTCAGCCGTGTCGATGACGTCGTTCAAAATTGTGTCCGAATAAAGTGCAGACGAAACACCCAATACCGCACGAAGTTCATTTGCGGTGATAATTGTCGGCATGAGTGCTCCTTTCGGTTAGGGATCCTGGGTGGGCTCGGGATCACACCCACCCAGGACTATTGATAACTACGCGACGGTGATGTTGCGGAATGCGCTTGCATACTTGCGTGCGCATGCGACGTAACCGTAAACGCCGACCTCGTATTGTGCATTTGCGACAACTGTGGATCGGATTTGGATTGCAGGTGAGCGGTAGAAGGTCGCCGCGTCAGACGCATAGACGACACCCTTGACGCCGGTTCCGGTGTCGATGTTTGGATCGACGACCAAGCCGAGACCTGCGATTGTGCCTGCGGTTGAACCCTGGGTCATAAGACCGGCTGCGTTCATTGGTGCGGCTGCTGCGAAGAGCGGACGACCATCGAGGTCAACTGCTGCCAAGAGCTCGGCGAAATTGCCGGTGTCTGCAAGGAAGCGGTTAGGTGTGCGACGAAGCACGCCGTAAGCGTCTGCAATACCGTCTGCGATACCTGCGTAAAGTGTCGCGCCGGATGAACTGCCAGGTGCTCCGAGTGCGATGCTGAAAGCGTAAGCGTCAGCCTTCTGAGCCCAGGATGCAGCAAGCTCACGAAGAAGAACATCGACATAGGATGGATCGCTGCGCTCTACGAGCTCGGCGTTGATGATGTTTGCGCCACCAATCTTCACGACGTCGATTTCGAGCGATGTGATGGTGGTATCGGTCGAATCAAGCTCGACACCCTCAGCGGTGACTGCGGTGGTTGCTTGGGTTCCGATGACCGGACGATAGAACTTCATGCCGGATGCTGGGAGAGTTCCCTGCTCCAAAGAATCAGCAAATGGCATCGAGTCATCGATGATGCCGATCAAGTCACGAAGGTAAGTTGGAGGAACCACGCCGATGTTCTCGGCGACGGTTGCGACGTCCAAAGCTGCGACGAGGTCGCGAGCGTCTGAATCGCCTTGCGATGCGCGGATTTGCGCGAGTGCGTACTGCCCTGGCGTGACGTTGAGATTCACGCGTGGAGCGGTGAACATTGGTGCAGACTTAGCCTGAACCTCTGCCACCGGTGCTTCTACCGTTTCGACGGCAGGAGCTGGAACGGTAGTGTCGGACACTTGTTCTCCTTGTGTTGTTGGTTGATCCTCGGAAGCGGATGCCTCTTCGGAAACTTGTTCGTCGCTTGCTGCGACCTCAGCGACTCGCGCTGAATCAATCGCTGGCTCTGTGACCAGGCTGACTTCAATCAGCTTCGCGGATGTGATGACCATTGCGCCATCTTCGCTCGCCCATTCATTGAGCTTGACGCCTACCGAAAAGCCATCACGCAATCCTTCGGCTGCTTCAACCAAAGCGTCGGACGCGACGGTGGTATTTGCTAGTTTGAATTTGGCTTCGATGCCGGTGTCGGTAACTTCTGCGCTGAGCATTTTGCCGATTGGCTTGCTCATCTCATGCTCTAGCAAAAGCTTGACGTTCTTTCCAAACTGAATCGAATTTTCGCTGAAGATAGTGCGTCCGGCTGAGGTATTGCCTTCCTCGCCCCATGTAACGATGCGACCGGTCAAAGTCCGCGACTCGACATCGGCGGCGGTGATGGTCATTGGGAAATTGATCTTCATCCTAAGAGATCCTCTGCTTTCCTTACTTCTTCAACGGTCATCGCTCCGATGCCGGTGAGAATCTGATAAATCTGTGCTCGCTCCAAAGGATTTCCGCGGAGGAAGTCGTCTAGATCGAAGCGAACGTGAGTTCCAGCCGGTGTGAAATCATCCATCGATAGACGTGACTCAATCGCGGTAAGAAGCGGACGAAGTGAAAAATCAATAAGTGATCGACGCTCATTCGTGGCGTTTGAATACGTCATCGAGGTGTTTTCTGCACCGAGGAAATACGCAGGAATGCCGCATTGACGTGAAAGCTCCAGCGCGATGTATTGGCGAGCTTCGGAAAGCTGAAGCGACTTAGGATCAAAACCCAAAGCCTGTAATTCGACATCAGCATTGAGGAAAGCGGTTGCGCGATTCTGGCGGCTGATTCTCCATGATTCCAGAAGCGACTTGATGCGCTCGGAAGGTAGGTTCGTGCCGGTCGATTTGAGAACCATCGTTGGGAGCGGTTCTTTTGCATAGAGTTCGGCAGCTTTTTCTAATTCAATCGCTGCTCTGATAGTGCGACCGGCACGATTCAATAATCCCGAGTCTGCGAGGTTGAAGAATGGAATGATGGAACCGACACCGCTTGCAGGTGCTTCGTATCCGTTGATTGTGTAACCGAGGATTTCGGTTCCAAGCGGATTAGTTCGCATTGTGACCCATTGAGGATCCAGGCGCGTCCATCGACGAATACGACCGCCATCGGAAGCGGCATACATTTCTAGGACTTGACCGTAAGCAACGCCGTAAAGCCAAAGATCTTGTGCAAGGTATCCGTAAATCAAAGACGCAGGAACGCGAGGATCTGGTTGACGAAATGATCGCTCAACCGGCTCGAATAAATCGGATAAGACGCCCATTGATGGATAATTCTAGCACGAAAGACCGTCTAATAAACGAAACCGCCGGCGTCCAAAGACCGGCGGTCGCGTTTCCCGAAGTATCTGACTCCAGGAGCGGATCAAGCGCGTTCAGCCTACGACGATATCGATCCCGTCGTCAACCCGAGTCGCAAAGTGAGTGACTAGGGCTGACGCAACGGCAGCGCAGACGGTGGCGCTGGATGCCCGACGACCGATAACCCATGAACTATCACCACGTTGATACTTCACGGCTGAAAGCACTTGCTTGGTAAATTCCTCCTGACCTGAGTGCCTGAACCTGCCTGAATTGATGGCTCCCGACCATTCGTCGCATGCTTGCATGTAATCGTTGCCATCGACGTCATGCACCGGAATACCGGCTGGCATAAGTCGAACCGCGATCGCGGATGCGGTTTGCTTCGAGTAAGCAAGCGTTTCGACCTGATACTTTCGAACCCAAGGCGCGATGTCGTTCGCCAGGGCTTTATCGTCGAGAGCCAAATCTGACTTCCATGTTTGCAAGAGGACGACACCGAATCGGTCGCCGTCGAGCTTTTGAGCTGCAACCAAAGCCGCTTCCTGGCGACTAGGGCTCAGATCGATACCGAGCCAGGTGGTCTTTTGAGGATCAAGCACGATCTTCTCATCGCGGCAGGTTTCCCATTGGTCAGGGTCAACCGCACCATTCAAGGTCGTCACCCATTGGCAAAGCATTTCGGTTCGGATCGTATCCGGTGGATCATTGAGAGCCATTTTGAGATTTTCGGAATGGATTGTGTAACCGAGCGAAGGGTTCGCCTGCGCTAAGCCTTCCCACATTTTCAACGATCCGTCGATGGGAGTGTCCGGATGCGCGGAATACTCCCACCAACCGATATCGTCACCCGAACCGCTCAGAGAGGCGAGAGCGCGATCGCGTAACGAATTCAGGATTACCGAGGATGCGTCTCCGGCGTTCGAGTAAATCCAGGTCTGCGGATTCCTCGCCGCCTGGAGCGTATAGCGGATCGATGCCCAGGTTGCTTCGTTTTTATACTCGCGAAGCTCATCGAGGTGAATGGCTTCGGGCTTTGAGATTCCTCGGGTGGCGTTATTGCTCGCTCGGTAGATATACCGCGCTCCGTTGATGAATTGGATCTCTTGTTCGCCATTCGCCCATCGGATTTTCTTGACCTCGCCTGCGAGCTTCGAGTTTTCGACTATGTCCACAAGCCTTTTGAAGGATTCTCGGGCGGTGGAGATGGTATGAGCCGTTCCGATTTGCAGGTCGTCGCCAAAGAGCATCGCACCAGCCAGAATCCTGGCGATCATGAATGTGCTCTTTCCGGATTGACGCGCCACGAGAAGCCCGTTCAACGGGTATAGCCATCGACCGTTTTCTTTGACCTTCAAGCTGTTTATGGCTACGAATTCCTGCCACGGAAGCAACGGGAGCCCGATTTCGCGGCAGAAGTCGATCATTTCCTGACCCCGAGAGGGTAAATCATTGAGTTTTGAGTGAATCCGGGGCTCAGTCACACCCCTTATTTCCGATATGAGCCGATCAGTCACGATGCTTCCTCATTTCGGTCTACCGACCCAGATTCGTCGCCGTAGTGGACGATTGTGCCCGTTTGAGAGGTAAAAGAGTCCAGGGGGGTCGATGCTCTTTTC